TACGCAGGAGACGGCGCACCGATAACGGCTAAATTTGACGAGACTAAAGGCAACCTCAACAGAGGCAGCATCGAAGTATGGCAAAGATACGCAAGCCCAGTATGGATGGATATAAATCAGTCTAATACTCTATCACTGAAAGGCAGTAGAGATGACAACGACGAGAAGCATATATGCCCTTTACAGCTTGACGTTATCGAACGTGCCTTGCAGCTTTGGAGCAATGAAAACGACATCGTATTTACTCCGTTTCTTGGTATCGGCTCAGAGGTTTATCAAGCTCTAAAAATGAGACGTAGAGGCATAGGCATCGAGCTTAAGCCGTCTTATTTTAATGTCGCTCGTAAAAATTGCGAACTTGCACTTCGTGAGCGAGGCGAGCAAAGCTTATTTTAGGGGCTAAAAAATGGATGATAAATTTGAGCCATATAGGCAAAAAGCTAAAGACGCTTGTAAAGATGAGATTAAAAAGTATGTCGCTTTAAATAAAGCGCTCTTTTTATCAAGGCTTGGCAAAAAAGAGATGGATTTATTAAGGAGTGATTTTGAGATCACGAGGCTTAAGACGCTATCAAAACTCATGGCGTCGCTTAGCCTAAAAGAGCATTTTGAGATTAGAGATTTGATAGTTGATGATGGCGAGATTAGATCCTTGCCTGAATTTTTTCAAAGTTGCTTACATTAAGGATAAAAAATGAGTGTTTTGGATTATGAAAGTTTTTTAAGACAAAAAGAGAAAAAGATAAATTTTAAAAGCGTTGATATAAAAAGAGAGGGTTTGCATAGCGCGCTCTTTGAGTATCAAAAGGATTTAGTATATTTAGCCCTTAAAAAAGGGCATTTTGCAATATTTGCGATGACTGGCAGTGGCAAAACAGCCATGCAAGGCGAGTGGGCTTATAGAGTGTGGCAAAAAGAGCAAAAACCAGTGCTTATCATCGCTCCCTTGGCGGTCGCTCATCAAAGTATCGATGAGATCAAAGAGCTTCTAGGTTATGAAGTTAAATTTTGTGAGAGCAGCGAGGATGTTATCAATGGCTTAAATATCACAAACTACGAAAAGCTGGATAAATTTAACCTAGATGAGTTTGTGGGCGTTGTGCTTGACGAGAGTAGCCGCATAAAAAGCTACACATCAAAGAGTAGAGATATGATCATAGAGGGCTTTAAACACACACCTTATAAGCTTGCTTGTAGCGCTACGCCATCGCCAAATGATTACACTGAGCTAGGCAATCACACTGAATTTTTAAATGTTATGAGCCTTAGCGAGATGTTAGCTACTTACTTTATCCATGATGGTAGCGACACATCGAAATGGATATTAAAAGGTCACGCACAAAAGCCGTTTTGGCGCTTTGTAAGCTCTTGGAGTGCGTTTTTTACAAAGCCTAGCGATCTAGGGTATAGCTTAGACGAGGACGCTAAATTTAAGCTACCGCCACTAAAAATGCACCATATCGAGGTCGAACATCAGCCAAAAACTTCACTTTTTGCAACCTCAGCGCAAACGCTAAGCGAGAGGCGAGAGGCAAAAAAAGAGAGCCTAGAGGATAGATGCGAGGCGGTCGCGAATATCGTAAATAATAGCGATGAAAACTATCTTATATGGTGCGAGCTAAACGACGAGGGCAAATTGCTAAAAGAGCTAATAGCTGACGCAGTTGAGATCAAAGGTAGCGACACGGATGAGTATAAGGCTAAGATGATGAGCGACTTTGCAAATGGCAAGATAAGAGTACTCATTACAAAGCCAAAGATCGCAGGCTTTGGTATGAACTGGCAAAAATACTGCAAAAACGTAATATTTGCAAGTCTTAGCGATAGTTTCGAGGGCTTTTTTCAAGCGCTGCGCCGAGTATATAGGTATGGACAGAAAAAAGAAGTTGATTGCTATATCGTGACAAGCGAGGCAGAGATAAACGTACTCGCAAACATCAAGCGAAAAGAGGATGAATTTTTAAAAATGGTGAGCAGTGTGATCGATGAGACGCGCGCGCTGGTGCTTGATGAGATAAAGCAGATCACACAAAACAAGACAGAGTATAAGCCAAATATCAAAATGGCACTACCTAAATTTTTAAATCACGCATCATAAAGGAGATGAAATGTATAAATTTATTGACGGACAAAAGGCGAGGTTTTGGAGTAAATTTTATTATATTAGTAGTGACGGTTTTATCGTCTCAAAAGTAGGCGGCAAAGTTGTGGATATTGCTTGGATCAAATACGACTTAGGAGCTTAAAATGACTTTTGATGATGCGGTCGCGCTATTTCACTCACGCGACAAAATAGATCGCAAGCTAGATGTTAGGACGTTGCGCCCTAAAAATGAAGTGATAGCAGAATTTAATAAAAAGCTTGATGAGTACTGGCAAAGCGTACTTGACGCGAGATTAAAAGATAAATTCGCAGGCAAAGAGACGTTAGTGCTACAAATTTTAAAAGGGGTAAGGCTCAATGAAGTATCTTAAAATACTTAACCTTTTTGCAGGACTTGGTGGTAATCGCAAATTTTGGGACGATGTAGCAAGAGAAAAAGGCGTAAGCATAAAAGTAACCGCCGTTGAGTTTGATCCTGAAATAGCAAAGGCTTATGCAAAACGCTATCCAAACGACAACGTGATAGTAGGCGACGCTTGGGACTATGCCGCTAAAAATTACTTAAATTTTGACTTTGTCTGGGCTAGCCCTCCGTGCCAAAGCCACAGCAGGCTAAATTTTTGTAATAACTCACGCAACGAAGCAACGAGAGTTTTGCCTGATTTTAGGCTTTATGAGCTTATATCGTATCTTAAGACGTTTTGTAAAAAAGCTTTTGTAATTGAAAATGTAGTGCCATATTACGAGCCACTTATAAAGCCGTCCGCCGAGATAGGTAGGCATTATTTTTGGAGTAGTTTTGCACTTGATGAGATAAATACCCCAACTTTTAGAGTGATAAAGCACGTAAAAAATGCAGACTTTAAAGATTTTAGCTTAGACGAATTTAAGATAAAAAACAAACGCCAAGCCATAAGAAACGAAGTTGATTACGAGATAGGCAAAAAGATATTTGAAAGGTTTTTAAATGTTTAATAAGATTATTATAGTAGGACATTTAACTAGAGATATAGAGTTAAGATATACTCCGAGCGGTGCAGCGATTGGCAAAAGTGCGATCGCTGCTACTCATAAATTTACTATCAACGGAGAGAAAAAAGAGGATACTTGCTTCATTGATATTAGTTTTTTTGGCAAAGGTGCAGAGATCGCCAACCAATATCTAAAAAAAGGATCGAAACTTCTTATCGAAGGACGGCTTAAATTTGAGCAATGGACGGACCAAAACGGGCAAAACCGCTCAAAGCATAGTATAAGCGTTGAAAGTATGGAGATGCTAGGTAACAAAGACGGCGAGCCACAAAAGAGCAATACATATCAAGTTAGTAGCACATCACAACAAAGCCAAGTTGCGCAGCGCAAAAGCGTGCCACAATATAACGACGTGCCAAATATAGATGTCGATTGTGTTGATTATGATAGCCAAGAAATACCATTTTAAGAGGTGCAGAATGAACGAGATAATTACAATCAGTCAAACGATGATAAATAACACTGAAGTAAATTCGGTAAATGCTAGAGACTTACACGAAGTTTTAGAAAGTGATACTAAATTTTCAGACTGGATCAAAAGGCGACTTGATGAGACGGATGCTATCTTGAACGCCGACTATATCATCGTTTCTCAAAAAAGAGAAACGATCACAGAGTACGGCAAAAAGGCAAGCATAATAACCGAGTACATCCTCACAACCGACATCGCGAAAGAGATAGCGATGATGGAGCGAAACGAAAAAGGCAAGCAAGTAAGGCGCTATTTTATCGAAGTTGAAAAAGCGTATAAAAGAGACAAGGTCGCCGTTAGCCAGCTCGACTATATGCAAATCCAACTAAACTATCTAAAAGAGCAGGATAGAAAGATACATGAACTAGAAAATAGGACGGATGAAATCCACAAAGAGCAGCTAAAGGCAAAGCACAACATAAACCGAATTTTAAACAACGATAACTATATGACACTTATCGCCTATATGAATTTGTATGGTATCTCTCAAAAAGGCTATCACATCCCAAGTTTAGGCAAAAAAGCTAAAAAGATGAGCGACGAGCAGGGTGCTTTTATGGGTGCGGTGATCGACCCAAGATATGGCAGGGTAAATACCTATGACGTTGAGATTTTAAAACAACTATTTAACATCAATGGACTAAAGGCAGTGTGATGACTTACGGCGAAAAGATTGTAAGAGAAAAAGAAAAACGCGCCCTAGA